CAAACTAAGGCGCAAGGAAGTCTGGAAGATTCGCAGGAGAATATAAGAAAGAGATTCTCTCTTGGAGAGTAGAAGGTGGTGAATTATGGGAGCAACAAATTATTTTAAAGGAAAATATATGGATGGAACCTTTTCCTCTGGTGAAGGACCAGTCTTGGGACAAAAGACTAATATGGAAGGCGAAACAAAAGGATATTTGGGAACCGACCAGACTTCAGGACAGAAACTTAAAACAGTGGATGGTAAAACAACATTCACACCCGCATCAGGAGATGACGGGCTATTTTCACTTCGAGCAAAATCATATACTGGTCCACAAAACTTTGTGCCGGACAACAAAGGAGTAGTGCCAAATTTTGATATTAACAAAGGTTAATCATCATGCCTTGGAACTGCGAGGGGCAATTCCAAGACAAGGTTATTAACATGACGGACCTATCACGTAAATTAGGCGAATCGTTGGACGTAATCCCAGAGAAAGTTGAGGTGAGTACACATGGCACAAGATGATTTGGATGCTATGTTACAAGGGTCAGACCAAGCCCCTGCATCACAAGCACAAAACAATGGTCAAGGAGATGACATTACCCAGGCTGACCAGCCGGTAACGCAACAGACTCCAGAAGAGATTGAGTTTAACAAGCTGAATGGTTCCACCCAGGAACGTATAAGACGACTAGTTGCAGAAAAAAGAAAGTATCAAGAACTTTCGCAACAAGTCCCAACCCCACAGTTTCCGTTTAATCCGATGCTTGGGAATATACGTACGCCTGAACAGGAACAAGGTCTTAGAACGCTTGCCCAACTTGGTGTTGCAACTGATGAAAAGGTTGACAGTAAGCTCTCGGAGCTACGAAACCAACTGTGGTGGGAACAGCGAAATCAAGGTCTTGAGACTAAATGGAACGGCGTGAATGGGATGGCCCAATATGTAAAGGAGGAAGTTGAGGATTATATGCGCTCACACCCCCAATACAGCCAGAGCGATCCAGAAGACGTTTTCCTGCTCCATATGTTTCCCGCAGAATACCGAAATTATATAGTATCAGCCGGAACAAAAACAGGAAAAACTTCTCAGACACAAAGCTTGCGTCCTACTAAGAATCCAGGACAATCTGAAAGCGGATATGAGTCTATTTTGGATCGAGTAAATCCAGAAAAGTATTCAGACGCTTTGCAGTATGCTGACGACCATCGTAAAGAAGTTGAGGCGGCTGTTCTTGCCTTAACTCCAGGCGAATAAGATTAAACCACTCTCTTCAAAGGTATTTTAACCACCTAAGAATCGGGTGGTTTTTTCGTGGAAAAATTCCTAGTGGAATTTGAGGAGGAGGTGAACACATTTTATGGCTACATATACAGGATTTACAACAACAACATCGGCAGTTTTCTTGCCTACAATTTGGTCCAATGAAACACTTCGGGCAACAGAAAATGCGCTCGTGGCGGCAGGTTTGGTAAAAAGATATGACTACTTGGTTAAATCTCGTGGTCAGACTATTACTATCCCTAACATCTCAAACGCATTTACAGCTCGACAAAAGACTCAAGGATCAGACGTTACTGATGACGCTGTTACTGAAGTTGCAACCACAATTAATATTAATAAATGGTACTATAACTCATTTATTATCGAAGATTTGGTTTCAATCCAGTCTAATTACGACCTTAGAACTGAGTACTCCCAGAAAGCTGGATACTCTATCGCAAAACAGGTTGATACGGATGTCATGAGTAATTACTCATCTTGGACAAATACAGCCGTTGGATCATACGGTATTGACATTGGAGATGCGGTTATCGTTGGCGCAATGGAGGCTTTGAATTTAGCCGACATGCCTATGGAGGATCGTGCATTCATTATTCATCCGAAACAGTTATCCGCAATCATGAAGATCGACAAATTCGTGAAAGCTGACTATAACGGACGATATCAGGATGCAACTCCAGTTAAACTTGGACCGAACAGCCGATATGTTTGGGGAGAAATCTATGGTATTCGGGTTTATTACACAAATAATTTACCTGTTACCACAGCGACTCCTAACCAAACTCACAATATGCTTCTTCACAAAGAGGCTATTGCACTTGCTTTGCAGCAAGCTCCTCGTCTACAAGCGGCTTACTGGCTTGTATCACTTGGATGGAGAGTTATTGTTGACACAGTCTACGGATTTACAGCACTTCGCTTAACTGGCGGAGTAGAAGTACGTTCATAACATATGGTAGGATAAGGTGGAGATAGATTTATTTCTTTCTCCACCGACTATCATGTTAGGCGTACAAAAACTCTGCGAGACGTGTAAGAAGAAATTCTTATTTATTCCGTATCCATCGGATAGCAAATATAAGAATCGAGGACGATTTTGTTCCAGGTCTTGTATGGCTAGGTGGAATTGGAAAGGTAAAAGAAATCCTAAATATGGTAGTCAGAGATTTGGGGAAAAGAATCCCCATTGGCAAGGTGAAGAAGTAGGATATCGTCCACTTCATGCTTGGATAAAGAAAAGGTTGAAAAAACCTAAGAAATGTCCGAGTTGTGGTTCTTTAAAAAATATAACATTGGCAAATATATCTCAGGAATATAAGCGTGATTTATCGGATTGGGAATGGTTATGTGTAAAATGTCACATGGCAAAATACAAAAGAGAAGGTAGCATAAAGAAGAAATTTCCAAACCACGTTTATGAATGAGAATATAAAAATAGCAGTCCTAATTCCTTCTAGGGGGCTTGTATTTGCCGAAGTCATTGATTCATTACATAAGAATTTAGAAAAATATAACCATACTATACGTTCAACATGGAATTTGGTTATACCTGATTCATTTAATTTCTTAGTTAATGAAGCATTGGCTGATAAAGATGTTACGCATATTCTTACATGCGAAGAAGATACCGTTATACCTGATAAGGGGCTTGATGCGTTAATTGTCCTTAATTCGGATATAGCATGTATTGATTACGGAGTACAAGGTTGGGGATGCGTAACACGAGATAGCAAGACTAATGAAGTTTTATGGTGTGGACTTGGTTGCACACTAATAAAACGCAAGGTATTTGAAGCAATGGAAGCCCCATACTTCAGATCAGACAAGGTTTTACTTTTAAACTACTGGCCTGAGTTAAGATGGATAGATGCAGGGAAACAGGCTTACGGAGGCCAGGACATTTACTTTTGCGTAACAGCCGCAAGATTAGGGTTTAAGATCAACCAAGTGGTGAGCGCAGAATGCAAGCACTTGAAACTTGAAGAACTAGGAAGGCCAGAAATCAACAAGGGCTTGCACAAAATTGGAGTTAAGGATACGATTAGTAAGAGACAGACAATATGAAGCAAATTTTTGGAAAAAGTAATACAGACGATGAGTTTCATGTAATTGATTTATCAGAGCCAGTTAAAATTGTTTTTCAAAAACAAGTAGAAGATATTATTGTTTCCTCACCCGATGGGGATATTTTAATAGGTTGGGATTATGCGCAGGAGTCTGATTTTACGCCTGACAATTGTATGTTACTTCGGGAGGGAGATAAGATGAAAGAAATTACTAAGGAGCGTTGCACACATTTTTACATGATGCCAAAAGAAAGCGGAAAGACACTAAAAGTGTACTTATGCGCTCAAAAGTAAGGGAGGTGAACAAATTTGCAATACACATACATTAACACAACAAGTTCTAGTACAACTCCCGCACAGCAGATTAATACTGACGGACGTGCAATTGTAGTGAGAAAGATTATTGTTGGAAACCCTGTGTCTACTGGAAACATTACTATTCACAATAATAATGTTGCTTTGTCAAATGACACAACAACTATTAACTTTAAAAATACGTTTCCAACATTCTCAACTTCTGCTCTAGCACAATTCCCAACTGTTATTGACTTCCGAGCAGGAGCAATGGCAGGGGGAGGGTCTGCTGAGGCGGATGGTCTTGAATGTTCTCAGGGAGGTTCCCTTGTAATTGACCAAACAATGCAACTTACAGTCCTTTGGGACTATGCTCAGGGAAACTAACTTGTTTTCTTGTCTTTTCCCCGAAGACTTACTGTTCGGGGAAGACATAAGGAAGGAGGTCGAGAATTATGGCGGTAACAAAACAAATACAATGTGTTCAGGTTTCAGCAACAACAACTTCAGGTGCAACACCCGTATCCTTGCAGGGGGTAAAGCAGGTAATGGTTAGAACTTTGTCTCAGGATATTTATATTGATTTTGACCAACCTGTTGCGCCGACAACTTCTTATAGAATTGCGGCGGCAAATACATCTGATACTACAATTATATTAAGTCAGGGTCTTATAGATAATTTATATGTTCAGTCTGTAACAGGATCAACAACGGTTTATTTGATTATCATTGCTGGATAATATGTCAAAGCAGTTACAAGACCTGGAAACAGAGACCAGGATATACCTTGATGAAGCATCAGCAGCCGATTGGACACAGCCCAATGTTGATTTGGCAATCAATCGGTCCTACCACGATGTTTGTTCCTTTGTAATGGAAATTTATGAACTATTCTATGAAACAACAACCCCATTTATCTATGCCGTAGTTGCCAACCAACAAGAGTACCTCATTGACCCTTCCCTTATTAAAGTTGATCGAGTTGAAATAAACTATAATCCTACTTCAACTGGTTCTCAGCCTTCTCGATGTGTTAAAGTTGCTATGGAAGAGATTGCCACAAACTTGGCAAATACCAATGGAGTAATGGGATCATTCTTTTCATCTGCTTACTACCTACATGGCGCAATTGGAGCCCAATACATTGGCTTTATTCCGGTTCCTACAAGTTCTGATACTACTGGAAAATCAATTTCAGTATGGGGAATTGCACTTCCAACTGATTTGGTTAATACGACTGATAATGTAAATATTCCTTATGCTGACCGTTTTGCATATCTTGTTTCCCTTCGTGCAGCAGCTCAACTTTTACGCAAAGGTCAACAGGAAGAAGCAGCAGCAGCCCGTTACATGCAGGAATACCGAGCAGGAATTACTGATATGCAGACGTTTCTCAAGGATCGAGCGGCAGATGGCCCTGACATGATCGTTGACAGTTTGAATGAGGATCAAGACTTCAGTGTAACTGGTATATTTTAGAGGCATGGAAGACCTTGATTTTAGATAGTTAAGGTGATATGATCAAGTCATGATAAAGATTTGTTTATATTGCGGCAACGAATTTATTTTAGAGACTCGGCATCAGCTTTATTGTATAGGTTGCAAAAAAGATGCTTATAGAAAAAAATATCGTGAATATTCGAGAAAAAACTTAGCTGAATATCTTGAATGGAAAAAGACATGGAACAAAAAATACAATGCCCGTGCTGATGTAAAAGAAAAAAAACGGCAATGGGTAATAGATAATCCAAGTAAGCATAAAGAATGGAGAGATAAAAATCCTGAAAAAGTAAAATCTTCTGCCCATAAAAGTGATGCGAAAAGACTTGGATATACAGAGCAATTTTCTTATGAATTAAAGAAACAGGTTAAGGAACGGGATAGTTTTACTTGTGTTATATGTGGAGAAAATAAAAAAGCATTAATAGTTCATCATAAGGATAAAACTAAACTAAACAATGATATTAACAATTTAATAACAGTATGCAGATCATGCCATCGAAAAATACATCCCCCAACTCCGAAAGGAGGCTGACTTAATTTGCCATTACAGCAGCCCGAATCAAAGCAATTGCGGCAAGCAGTTGAAAATATAATACAGACAACTGTAACTGGTTCGGCCACAAGCGGAACTTTGGCAAATGGTGATTCATGGTTTTTTACAATTACCTTTACAAATACCGCAGGAGCCAAAACCCTGGTTGTACCCGATGTAACGCTCTATTTGACTTCGGTATCTTCTGCCAATCAGTTCCCTGATGGATCAAATATTACAATAACTGACTGGACAATAATTGGGCCTTGGAATGATTGGGGGGACACAAATAACACCAATACTGTGACGCGTATTGGAATAACAAATATATCAGCAGGAAATCAAGTAGTACTTTTAAGGACTCAGGGGCGTGTTATTGCAAATACGCTAACAGGAGGAGGAAGTGCATGAAAATTACAGTTTACACATATGCTGATGGAGATAATGCCTTTGTTGCAGGAGCAGCTTCAATTGTTGGCAACAAAGACGGAAAGGAATCAGTATCAACAACCATTATGGATTTACCGGATGCGCTCGCGCAAGATTTTATGAATAACCCTACAAAATATACTTATCAGGAAGGAGAAATACATGCAAAATCTTAAACAGATTGTTGAGGATAATTACCTTGGATATAATGATAATCTTCCACCGCAGAATTTGTTGCCAGGACAACTTGTTACGGCGGTTAATGTTCGGGCAACTGATAATGGTTTGACAAAAGTATTTGGCTCAACCGTTATAGGAACCCAAATTGCCAACTTTCCATTTGACGGACTTACTGATTTTGAAATTCTTTCCTCTGGAAACAAATTCCTTGTTGCAGTACTTGACGGAGCATCAAATGCCTCATGGTATGAATGGAATGGGTCGGGAAATTTCTCAGCAATTTCAGGCTCAAATGTGATGGCGAATGGGCAGACAACCTATTTTGAAACAGCTCTAAACATCCTTTATGGACTAAATGGAACTGATGTTGGCAAATGGGATGGTACAACATTTACCCACAATCCATCAGGCTTTCCTGCCGCTTATTTCCCAATCTGGTTTCATAACTATATGTTTGCTGCCCGTACCAACGCCAATCCAAACCGCCTTGCATGGTCAAATCTAGGCGACCCGACTACGTGGGATGCGGTCAACCAAATAGTTGATATTAATCCAGGTGACGGAGATGAGATAACGGGAGTCGGGGTTTTAAATGACGAGTTGTTTGCATTCAAGCGCAATACTATTTGGTCTATAACTGGTTTTTCAGGCTCAACTTTTACTTCAACTACTGCCAATACTCAAAATACAAATAACCATATTTATGGGTACGGCTGTGTTGCTCCAAACTCCATAGTTGCAGCAGGAGATGATATTTATTTCCTTTCATTTTTAGGGGATACTCCACATATTCGTTCACTACAAAAGACAATATATGCAACTGTTGTTGAGGGTGGAATTATAACGCATGACATAACAAACACCATGAAAAGCATGACGCTTGCGGCAGTTGGAACATGCCAGGGAATTTATGATGGGCGGTATATTAAGTGGGCAATCGCAACAAACGGTAATGCGCTGCCTGACACTATTATTGAGCTTGATACATATAACATAGGGCGTTCTCATGGACATGAGATATACCCATTTGTAAAGCGAACTGGAGTTCATCCTGCATTCTTTGCCTTATCAACCATTGGTGGTACAGCCAAGGTATATTTTGCTGATTGGTTTAACACTTCCCCATATGCTCAGGGATATGTGTATAAGTTTGATCCTTCAGTTTATACCGATCTCACAGGAGTACTTGGAAACCAAATAACAATGGATGTTATAACGCGCAATTTTATGCCTCACCCCGAACGCAAGGAAAAGTTTAAATATCTGTATATGAAATATGATACGGGAGAATTAACAAGTATTACAGTGAATGGAAATGTTGACAATACTGCAATGGAACTTCAGGATACAATAAGTTTGAATACATCTGGCGCAGTTGGTCTTGATTCGTTTAGGCTTGATAATTCAGTCTTGGGAGTATTGGGCGGAGGATCGGCTACTGGATCGCATCGAGTAAACCTTGCCAATATGGTGGGCAAAATGGGACAGTTTGAATTTACCGAGTCAAGTAATGCGCCAGTTAAAATATACGATGTTGAGGTTGAATATGCCCCCAAAGGCTTGCGTAATAGTTAGAAATGTGTATATATTAAAGTATGAAAGTCATTTGTCGAGAATGTAACAAGGAATTTATGGGACGGAACCGAAAGGGGAGGAAATTTCCGATATCTATATACTGTTCAAAAGGATGCTCTGATAAGGGAAGAATAGTTCCAAATTTGTGTAAAACTTGTGGAAAAGATTTTAAACGAACCTCACATGACAAGATTTTATATTGTTCAAAAGAATGTTATCCCGATGTTTGGAATAAGGGATTAAAAGGTTATTCGGAAGGAGAAAAGAATGGTATGTGGAAAGGTAATGAGGTTGGTTATACTGCGCTTCATGATTGGGTAAAATATAGGCTAGGAACTGCACGAGATAAGGAATGCGTATATTGTGGTTCAGAAGATTACGTTGACTGGGCAAACGTTTCGCACGAATACAAAAGAGATTTAACAGATTGGATGCCTTTATGCAGGAAATGTCACTTTAAATATGACGAGCAAAACTTTGGAAGGAGTGTGAGAAACCTATAGTAGTTAATCGTACGACTGTTTGGATATCAGGTGAAATTCTCACAGCTAGTGCTTTAAATGGTGAATTCAATAATCTTTTAAATGCTCCAGCTATTACCAATACAGACATTGCATCAGGTGCAAATATTGCACCTTCCAAAATTAATGCAACCTTTCCCGCATCGGGACTTATTGTCGGAACAACAGATACTCAAACCATTTCTGCCAAACGTATAACTCGAAGACTCTCTACAGTTACGCAATCTGCAACTCCTGCAATAGATTCGGATAATATGGATATTGCAAATATTACTGGACTTGCCCAGGCAATTACTTCAATGACATCAAGTCTCTCAGGAACTCCTGCTGACGGAGATTTTCTTGAGATAAGAATTACCGATTCAGGAACAGGAAGAGGCATTACATGGGGGACGAGTTTCGAGTCAACGACTATTGCTCTTCCTACAACTACCGTAGCGTCTACGATGTTGCGTACGCTTTTAGAATGGAACGCTACAGCCTCGAAATGGGACTGCGTAGCGGTGGCATAAGCCTATAATATTATGACAGCAAATGTTTTAGTTATAGCAAGTGGAGGTGGCGGCGGAAATGGTGTTAGTGGCTCAACTAACGCCGCAGGTGGTGGTGGCGGTGCTGGAGGGTATTTAGCTGATGCAACACATGCTTTTACAATTCAAGCCTATTCCGTAACCGTAGGGGCGGCTGTTGCGGCCCAAACAAATGGAAACAATTCAGTCTTTGATACTCTCACGGCGGTTGGCGGCGGTGCTGGCGGTAATGGCAATGGAGCTAGTGGAGGATCAGGCGGTGGAGGACAATCAACTGGTCCAGGTTCAGGAGGATCAGGTACAGGTGGTCAAGGAAGTAACGGAGGAACGGGTCGTGACAATGGAGGCACAGGTCAAGCGGGTGCTGGTGGCGGCGGTGCGTCTGCCGTAGGTGCTGATGGAACTAATAGTTCAGGGGGCGGCGGAGGTAATGGTACGGCCAATACAATAACTGGCTCTTCAGTAACCTATGCCGGTGGCGGTGGAGGTTGTGGAAAAGGTGCAGCTTCAGCAGGTTCAGGCGGAACGGGTGGAGGAGGAAATGGTAATTCAGGAACGGGATCAGCAGGTACTGCAAATACAGGTGGAGGCGGTGGCGGCGGTGGAGCTGGAACAGGTGGAGCTGGAGGGTCTGGAGTAGTTATCATCTCAACCGTAATCGGATTACTTTCGGCAACCAATACAACTGGAGGAACTCATACCCAAGCATCAGGAAATGATATTTGGACATTTACCTCAAGTGGAACTTGGACACCAGTATTAAACGCATCAGGCTTTTTTGCGGCAGCAAGATAAAATATGAATCCAACAACAACCCAATCAACATATAGTCCACAGGACATTACAAATGCCCTATCTCAACTTACGTCTTCAATCCCAACACCTACTATTTCTGCTTTGCAATATACTGCTCCATCAGCCTCAGATTTAAGCTCTCAGTATCTTCAGTTCTTGAATGAGGCGGCAACCGACCCGACAATTGTTAATTACTACAGCAAGGTATTACAAAACGCCCAAGGAGATTACAATGTCGCAATAGGATATCTGCAATCTGCTTATACAAATACTGCTACTGACATTTCCCAGAATCTTAGTGCTGCTCTTCAGCAGTTAGGACTAACTTTCACAGGAGAGCAAGAGAATTTACAGAACTCACTTAACCAAAGAGGAATTGCCTTAACCCAAAACCCAGATGGCACTCTTTCATATGGAACAACAGGCGAATCAGGGTATGAGGTTGGGCAATTATCGCAATCTCAGGCTCTACGACAAGAAGCCGAGAACCGTTCGGCATCGCAACAAATGACTGGTGCAGGATTAACTTATAAACAGGGGGCAACAAGTCAAGGGCAAAATCTAGCACAAAGTGCTTTAAATACTCAGGGTCAATTTCAGGGAGCAGTAGCGGGTGAAGCTGGTACTTTGCAAAATATCTACAATGCAAAACAGCAATCTGATGCAACAATAGCATTACAA